GCCTCCTGCTGCTCTGACATTGAGTCTTATTGCAGGTTTGGGAGTCGTGGTTTGGCTGATTAGTAGTGGGGATTCTCTCCTCCCGAACGTCATCCCAATCGGCCTATAAACACAGAAATCCTCCGATGGATTATTCATCCTTCTCTGCCTGTTGCAGAGACTGAATAGCTCTACGAGCTAACTGATGTGCCACTGGGTGGTACATGGTGAGCAGGGTCTTCGTACCTGGATCACCCATCAATACGGCTCTCTTTGTGAGCCATGGTTTCCCATTACCATCTAATGGGTCACGGACCATTCGTGGTCCAGTTAGTGCAAACATGCACATCTTTGCATACCATTTTGGTAAGCCAAACCGGAAGAAAAATCTTCCCAATATCACTCTTGCGATATAGTGGTCCACATGATCTGTGGCCTCCGACCAGTCGGTCGACATGACATACTTTTCTTGTTTGTCATCAAATATGAACCCTGCTTTGGGGTTCGAACCACTCAGCCTGCGGAAAAATTCCCAGGCCTGGTTGCTGGATTTTACTCCAGCTGCTGTTGGCGCATAGGCGCCAAAGAACTCCAATGTCATATGTGACAATGGGTGTAGCAGGATCGCATGATCCAACGATGATACCGTGATTACACGGTATTTACCCAGTTCTGGAACTGCGGTGACCCGGACGTCCATTTTTCCGTCCTTGTAAGGACCCTCTTTCCATTTGTTGAGGGTCTGGTGAAATAACATTTCACCTATACCATCTGAGTAGATGATATTCTTTCCGGTGTACTCACCGGTCTCAAGGTCTATTTCCTTGACGCCATCGTTCATGGCGACTTGCAGCGCCCTTCGCGCTGCTTCTAATTTTCCACCGTCAGCGACGGTCACGTTCAGCTCAGCTGAATCCGAAAGTGAAATCTTAGACGATTTCATACATCTTCTAAAGAAGATTTCAAGTTGTTCCTCAGGAACACCTTTCACGGCTTCATCATAGAAGTCGTCGACGGCCTGCTGCAACGCGGGCTTTAGTGATTCTGCAAGATCACTGTTCGACGGTGTAGTTACCGTCGCCATCCACTTAGCGATGGCTAAGCGTTTCACTGCGGGCGGTGGCACACCCGCTGCCCTCGTTTGTGAGAGCATGGCCACTTTGGCCATATTCCATGGAGACTTAACGTCCCCTACACTATTTAATAGTGGTATGAAGAAGGAAAACCTTCTTATATCTGAAATATTTTTCAGATCTCCTGAGGGCCTAAAGCCCTCCTCTTTGATCCGTTGCCGAATCGTCTTCAGCTCAGTATAAGCTGTCTTTTCTGCCTCAGGGCAGCAGTAATCTGGAATCAGATTAGAGATCACACAGTGTGTGATCTGGTCATATGTGGACCATTTCCACATTTTCGGGTGCTCAGGAAAACTGAGCATAAGTTGGATGAGTAATCCATCTGTAGTTGCGAGTATATTTCGCAATCGGTTATAGCCTGCTGGTGTAGGCTTCAGTGTAAGAAGGAACGAATCCTTCAATTTCCGGTCATTCATACCGGTCTGACCTGCGACAAGTCGCAGTAATGCACGGGCATTCCGTGACATCCCGTTCTTTGCAGAACGGAGCCTCTTGTACCAGTAAGTACAAGCAGAAAGGACATTTTGAACTTGTCCTATTGTTTCAAGTTCTTCGAACTTGCAATTTTTCTCTGCACCAGAGATTGAACAGGGTATGTTATCTACCCATAGATTGAAGGTGTTAAAACACACCTCTATTTTTGGGAACTCAGGTTCCCTTCCTAAGAAGGACTCCTTCATCCAAGGAGTCATGCATTCCTCGAGGAAGTGCAACACGTCACGATGACGTTCGTAATGCCCACAAGAGCAATAGTTGAGAGACTTTCCAGTCTCCCTGCCCTTAGGAAACCTAAGGGAAGTACACGAAGGGAAACCCTTCGTTGATAGTACGTAACGCTTGTTTACCCAAGCGTTGTAGTCCTCCATTTAAACTGTTGGAGGTCAGTAGAGTTACGAGACTCTTCTACGAAGTAAGGACGTAACGTCCGAATTGTAAGCACTCTTGTTTACAACA